CAACGCGAAGAACGTGACCCATTCCTTCATCGAAGCACCTCCCGGATCATTGCCACCTTGCGTCGCAGCACTCGCGTCACGTCCTCATCCACCGTGCCGGCGAGCGCCACGAACCGCGCGCGCACCCGCGCCTCCTGCCCGATACGATGGCACCGGCCGACGGCCTGGGCGTTCTCTCCCGGCACGAACGACGCCTCAACCACGACAACCTCAGAAGCCGCAGTAAGTGTGATGCCGGTGCCGCCGGCCACGAGCTGGCAGACCGCGACCCGAGCGTCGCCGTCCTGGAACAGGTCGACGTTCGCCGTGCGTTCCTTCAACGGCGTCCCGCCGTGGATCATCACGGGGCAGTAGTCCGCGAGACCGCAGTGCAGCTCGTCGAGCACGTCGCGGTGCCAGGCAAACACGGCGACCTTGTCGAGCGCACCGAACTCCAGCTCCGCGCGCAGCATCTCGACCGTGGCCGGCGCCTTGGCCAGGCCGCAGAGCCGGCGCCACCGCGCGAATTCCTCAGTGCCCCGCAGCCCGGCCACGTCCGTGAGGTCGTAGCCCTTGCTGTAGTTCGCGCGGTAGTCCTTGTCGAGCTTCAACAGCTCTGCCGACACGACCTCTGGCCGCAGTGCCACCACTTCGTGGCGCACTGGCGGCAGGTCGCGCATCACGTCCTTCTTGAGCCGGCGCAGCGACGTGCCTTCCATCAGTTCCCGCAGCTCGTCGACGTTCTTGTTGCTGACCACCCTGTCGTCGACCTGTCGGCCGTCGACATAGACAGGTTCGGTGACGCAGTAGCGTTCCATGAACTGCTCGTAGGTCATGCCGTCGAGGCGGTCGGGGAACATCCCGTGCAGGTGTGTCCACAGCTCACCGGCGTGGTTCGGCATCGGCGTGCCGGTCAGCGCCCACATTCGGTCCGCGCAGTCCACCAGGCACCGGCCGCCTGTCCGAGCGTAGAGCGATCGCGTACGCTTCGCTGAAGGCGTACGAAAGAAGTGCACCTCGTCAACAATCAACAGGTCCCACTGTTGCGCGAAGAGTTGCCGGCGGACCACCCTGTTCAGCAGCAGGCTGTGCGTGGTGATGACCACGTCAGTTTCCAGGAGGAGGACTTTCCATCCCCTGTCGATGACCGTGACTTGCCGAGCGGGTGACCACCGCTCCCACTCCCGCTTCCAGTTCCACAACACGACGGCCGGCACGACGCAGAGTACCCGTCGCGCGTCGGCCTCGTCCGCGCTTACGATGGCGGTGATCGTCTTGCCGAGTCCCATCTCGTCGAGCAGCATGCCCCGGCGGCAGCCCGCCAGCCAGTCGACGCCGGTGACTTGGTGGGGGTAGAGCTCAGGCATCGTCAGCTCCCACGTAATCCAGGGAGTCGAGGAACTCGGCGTCGTCGATCGCCTTCTGATCTTCGATTTCCTCGGCGCATTCCCGGCAATGGTCACCACCGACAAACTCCTCCGATGTCATCTCCATGCAGAGAGGGCAGATGATCTCGTTTTCAGGCATCACAGTTCACGTCGATGAAAGAGGTCAGGGACAGCCACCAGGCTCTTTCGTCAATCGGGTTCCGCGAGCCGGAACTACTCGCGGTGCAACACCGTACACTCACCGATGACTACCCCTGACGGCCCCTGACGATACCTCCCGGCACCCTGAAGTCCAGCTACCAAACGATGTTTTTTCCACTGAGTTCCACCCTCGTCCCCCAGGAATAGCGTACGCCGCCTGAGGCAGGCACAAGGGACCAGAATGCCCCGTACGGCGGGCTGGAAACGGGGCCCGCGCCGTGGTAAGGGTGGACTCCGTGGCGTCCAGGATAGGCACCCCCAGCAAGCTGCGTCTCACCTCCGGCGCCGGCGTGAGCGCGCCGCAGGGGAAGGAGGTCGCCCTGGAAGCACCGGAGGGCCCGGTCGCGGCGCTGTACCGGTGGTTCGTTGATGCGAAACCAGGGCGCGAGGCGTGGTTCTGTGGTGCACGGTTCACCGGCGACTACCGCAGCGCGGAGAACTGGCGCGATCAGCAGGCCCTGCCCGTCGACGTCGACTACGAGCCTGATGGCACGCACGCGAAGATGCCCGATGACGTAGCCACTAACGCCCGCCTCGCGCTAGAGGTCCTGCCCGGAAACCTTGCCTACCTGACACCACGAGGCTTCCGCGTAGTGTTCGTCCTGCGGGAGCCGCTGGCCGACAGGTACGCCACCGGGGCTGCGCTGCGCGGTGCCGCCAACCTCATCGGTGCGGCGCTCGCGCGTGCCGGCCTGCACGACTTTAAGGTGGACCGCAAGGCGCTCGACCTGGCGCGGCTGATGTTCATGCCCAACGTCCAAGTGAATGGCACGCAGCGCAGCGCCGAGGTGGTAATAGCGCGGTTCGAGCTGCACGACGCCGAGGACCTGGTCGCTGCGGCGCCCGCGGCGGCCGACACAGCGCCGGCGCGGCCTGATCGCGTCCTCAACCGCATCCCCACCAACCTGGACGCCATGCTCGCGCACGTCGACGCCGAGGACTACGACACCTGGATCAAGGTCGGCATGGCGCTGAAGCGTGAGTACGGCGACGCCGCCCTCAACGCCTGGGATAAGTGGTCCTCGAGCTCGGAGAAGTGGGACCCGCGGGAGACCTGGCCGAAGCTGGAGAGCTTCCGGCGCGAGGCCGGCAACGTCATCACGCTCGGTACGGTCATCCACCTGGCGCGGGAGGGCGGCTGGGACTCTGGGCGCAGTACGCGGGGATCAGAGGTCTTCGACCCAATCGACGAGCCCCCGTCTGAGGCTGCCTGGGTGGTGCCAGCGCACGAAGCAGCGGCCGGTCGCCAAGGCACGCGCTTCCTGGTGCACGGCGTTCTCCCCGCCCGCGGGCTCGCTCAGGTGTTCGGCGCGCCGTCGTCGGGCAAGACACCCTATGCAGTCCACCTCGCTCTGACCGTGGCTACCGGGCTGCCAACATGGTTCGGCCACGACGTGGACCGCCGTGGCGCCGTGGTCTACATGGCCGGCGAGGACCTCTCCGGCGTGCTCGACCGCCTCGCCGCCCAGCTCGACGCGCTGGATCCGTCGCTGCGCCTCGCCGACGTACCGGTCTGCGTGACCACGCGCCCTGGCCGTCTCATTGACGCGGAGGATGCCGTTCGCTGGGTCAAGGAGATCCGCGGAGCGCTCAAGAAAGCGGGATGGGGGCCGTCGTGCGTCCTGCTCGTCGTGGACACCCAGGCCCGGTGCTTTGGGCCCGGCAACGAGAACAGCACGGAGGACATGAGCGCGTTCATTGACAACACCGAAGCACTCTCCAGGGCACTCGGCTGCCTGGTCCTGCTCGTGCACCACAGTGGGCACCGGGAGACCGGACGGGGGCGAGGCGCGTCCGCGTTGCCTGCCGCTCTGGATGCCCAGTTCGAGATCAAGCGGGAGGGTCTAGACGTAGTGGCCACGGTGGCCAAGGCGAAGAACTGGGCCGAGCCGCTGCCGCTCGCGGGGCGTCTCACACCCGTGCAGATCGGGGAGGACGAGCGCGGCCGACCCGTGACGGCTATAACCCTGGACGATAGACCGCCCCCCGAAGTGGTCTTCGGCAACGACGGAGACGAGATGATGGAAATGCAAAGACTATTGGCGGCCGTGTTCAAGCTCGACGGCAAGCCCACAAGCCAGAAGGAACTGGCGGAGCTGGTGGGGTTGACCTACAAGCAACTCCGGACTCACGACAAAAGGGCGCGCGAACTGGGGTTAGTCAAGGTCGTACCGGGCGGGGGACGCACCAAACCGACCTATGTCCTGACGCCCAGTGGGTTTGTGATGTACGATCACGGCCAGGTCGATGTCGATGATCTATTGTCGTAGCTCGCCCTGGAAACCAGGGCGAGTGAGGCCCCTCGCCCTAGGGGTTAGGGCGAGCTATAGCCCGCCCTGGGGCCAGGGCGAGCATAGGGCGCGCAAAACCGTAAAGGTAGGTAAACTATGACTAGGAAAAAGGTTAGGCTCGCCCTGAAGCGAGGGCGAGCAAAAGGCAAGCAAAGCAAACTGCGCGAAAAGGCTTGCTCGCCCCGCAGTGTCCCCCCCTACAGAGGGGGGACACAGGGCGCGCAAGACGCGCCGACCTTTTCCACAAGGGCAGTGGAGCCCGGTGGAGCTAGGTTCTTCCTGCTGTTCGACGTCGTCGGCACGCCGGCACCGACGCCCCGGCCACGGTCGGCTACAGGGCGGAAGGGCGTCTACGTGCCCAAGACGGCGCACGAGTGGAAGCGCGCGGTGCGCGCCCAGGCGACGCGTGAGCTGGCACAGCAGCACCTCGCAACGCAGCTCCTGGGAAGGGCGCATTGCCTCGGCGCCCTGCGCGTTGACGTCCTGTTCCGGATGCCTCGGCCCAAGGCACATTGGCGAACCGGGCAGCATGTAGGCATGCTCAAGACCAGCGCACCAGTGTTCCACACCAGCAAGCCCGACAAGGACAACCTGGAGAAGGCCGTCCTGGACGCCTTGGGAGAGTTCGATGGGGACCCGCCTCTGGTGTGGGTTGACGATGCTCAGGTCGTGGATGGGCGGACTACCAAGCGTTACACGCGCATGGGCGAGGATCCAGGGGCCACGGTGGCGATCTACGAGCTGCAGCGGTAGGATGCTGGCGTCATGAAAGTAGACGGCCGGTGCGACCTGTGCGGGTGTATGGTCGCCGACGGGTACGAGGTCGAGCGGCATGGCCTATTCTACCACACGGCCTGCGACCCTGATACGGTGCCGGCAGCCGCGACGGAGGGTGCCACCCTGCGCCTACCGAGGCACACGGGCTATGAGGGCACGACGCCCAAGGAGAACGCCGGAGGCTACGTGTCGCCCGACGAGGTGGCTACGATTCAGGAGCTGTTGTCATGAGCAAGGCGGTGGTGCTGCTGGGCTTCCTGTGCGCTTGTACGGGCCTCGGTGAGGGGC